AAGGGCAAACAAAAATTCCACGTGCACGACTCATGATTGAAGAACTCCTAGCCGACAATGGTCAAATGATAGAATTACTCAACGAGTGCTTTGCCGCTGCTGAAGCAGAAAACCAACAAGGCATTGCCAACTTTGTTGCCGAACGCTTAGATGCTCATGGCAAGCACTCATGGATGCTTAGAAGTTTCTTGAAGGATCAGAGAGCATAATCATGAATGACAGCATGCACGACATTGTAAAGCGACTAGCTGTGCTAGAAGGACGCATTACTCCCACCTATCCATCCGGCAGCATGAACCCACAGCAAAAGTCTGTGCATCAGTTGCCAGCATTGTTCAAGCCAGGCAAGGGTGGTCCTATCTTGGGTGGTGATCCCGACAAGAAAGCAGTGACCAAGGGTTATTTTGTGGGCGCTGAATCAAACGAACATCAAGAAGAAGAACCGATCAAAGAAGCTGTGGCCACAGAAGAAAAACTACTGGACAAAGTCAAAAAGAGTTTTATTGATTATTTAGATTCTGTAGAAGATGCTGTGGCCAAGAAAAAAGATCAAGACATTGGCAATCGTGCAGCAGACAAAGGCATCAGCAAAAAAGCCAAGGACCAGGGCATTGTTGCTAAGAACACAGAAGTTGATGAAGAGCAGTTGGACGAATTTTTGCCCGCACTGGGTGCTGCTGTGGGTCGAGCATTGGTGGGTGCCGAAGCAGGAGCCCTGACTCGAGGCGCTGCGGGCTTAGCCGGGCAGGCATTGGGCACTGCTGTTCAAAACAAATTGTCCAACAACGACGAAGTCAACGAAGATCCCACACAGTCCGAACCCCCACCCGATACCGCAGTGGCGCCAATACAAGAACCAACTTATGCAGCACAATCATCGGCACCGGTAAAGACTGTTGCTCTAGAAGATGGTCGTATTTGTGAAATACACGGCAACGAACACACCGGATTTGAAATTCGTCACGGCAACCGACGTTTGCCCAGTAGATTTAAAAATTTAGATCATGCAGTTATGGCCACGGAAATGTGGCAAGCACGACAGCGCTCACAAAGAGAGTCTGCAGATTATATTGACGAAGCATAAGAAAGAAACCAAAACATGTTATCACAAGATTTGTTTGAAGCAGCGCCCAGCAACCTGGGCCAAGACACACTGAGACAATTACAGGCCATCGCTGCATCGGGGCAAAACGCAGATTTAAAAATTGGCGTAGAAATGATGCCGCTGCAACCTTGGCAGGCCACTTATTTGATGGGTGTTTACAAAAGTATCAAACAGAAATACGGTGTTGACAAAGCTTTGTTGATGTTGGGAAATTACGATTTTGTTGACCATGCCTTGGCCAAGCAAGAAGAGAAACTGGCGAACATGTCACGTGTGGGCAGCATACCCGGCGAACGCGGTGTAGGGGAAGGCGCAATGCCAGCTGCTGTGATCCGAATCAAAGAAAAAATTCGCACCATGAGTGACGCCGAAAAGCGTGAATATTTCAAAGGCAAGTCTCATGATGAATTACGAGCCTTGGCTAGACGCCATGGCTACGGTGCAGACAGCAATGTTTATGCCAAGTATGCAACTGAAAAAGACAAGCAAGAAGTTGACGAGGATGTTAAATTTCCTTATCCGCCGAGATCTGAAAAACTAGGTCGGGCAAATTTTTCATTGCTGACTCGCGCATACAACGAGCCCACTGGACCAAGATTGACATTGAATTTTGGCGACAGAGTGATTGATCTGGATCGGGATGATGTTGAAGCTATTGCCGACTACTATGACAACGAACTCAAGACCCCGGATGCTCGAATGAATTTTATTCGCATAGTAATGAGCGATGCTGACAATATGTCTGATGTGCTGCGTAAATTGGGACGTAGATCTGACAGTCAACAGCCGGGATTATTCCAAGAAGCTAAAAAAAAAGATGACGATGAGCTAGGTGCTCAAACCAAGGATGTGGCTCTTCAGCGTGCCATAACCCGAGCCAAAGCAGATTTTCCTTCTGCTGGCTCAGGCATTGAAGCACTGGCCAAGGATTTCATACGAAGTCAAGAACAAGATCAAAAAAGTTTTGACCAGTTGCGAGATGCAGAACGCAAGCAGCAACAAATGCTAGATCAGATGTCCAAACTTGATCAACGTCAAGATCAAGAAATTGATGATTTAGAGAACGCAAATAATTCACTGTCCCAAAGAATTCAACAACTGCAATCAGTCAACAGCGAGCTGGAGAAGAAGTTGGCCAGCATGAGTGGACGAAAATCCAAGGCAGAAAAACCAGCCGGTATCACTGTGATTGAGCCTGACAGATCTGCTGTGGCTACAACTGCTCCAGCAGCAAAAGACACCACAGAGCCTGCAACGCAGCCTGCAGCTAGAAAAACCACACCACGACGTTTTAAGAAATCAACTGGTATACCCAGAATTAAATCTGCAATTCCCAGAAGGGCTCAGGAACCTGCACGATTAACAACCCAGAATCCAGACATACTTGAACCCATCGGTGGACGACGTCCGTCGCCATTTGCAGGACAAGGAGACGCTGTTGACGTAGTGTCCAGAATGGCACAATCATTGGCTGGCAAGGATCAAGCAACTGATAAAAAAGCAGATCGATACAGTCCCCCTGAGAGTATCAAGAAAACTGCTGCCAACGACACTCGAATGGAACCAGCGGCCAATGTGGCAGAAACCCGAAAGAAATCCGAAGCTGACTACGGTGCAGACTATCAGGACATGGTTCGGCGTGTAGGACAAATGGCCAAACAAGGACCACGCAAAACTGTTTGGGATCCTGTGAAACGTGTGTATAAAACTGTGCCAGTTAACCCACCTAAAGATCAAGGTGTGGCGGAAGGCAAAAAATGAGTGAAAGCAACAACCAGTATCCGGTGTTACCGCCGCAGGATAGTGAGTGGGATCGACCACTCAACCCTTATAGTCCAGCATGATTGAATTACTGTATCTACTGATTGCCACACACATTACTATTGTTTGTGTCACAGTATTTCTGCACCGAGGTCAAGCACATCGTGGCATAGAATTTCATCCTGTGCTGAGTCACTTCATGCGAGCCTGGTTGTGGTTGACCACAGGCATGGTAACCAAACAGTGGGTAGCCATCCATCGCAAGCATCACAGATACAGTGATCAGCCGGGTGATCCGCACTCACCACATGTGTTTGGAATTTGGCGAGTGTTGACCCAAGGTGCGTTGTTGTATCATACAGCATCAAAAGATTCGGCCATGGTTGACTCATACGGTGCTGGCACTCCCGACGATTACATGGAGCACAACTTATACACTCCTTACTCCAGACTTGGCATTGTTGTTCTCCTTATGTTCAACCTCATCCTGTTTGGTTGGGTGGGCGCTGTAATATGGGGTATACAAATGCAGTGGATTCCGTTCTGGGCAGCAGGTGTGATCAACGGTGTTGGACACTGGTGGGGATATCGCAATGGCCAAACTAAAGATAACAGCAGGAACATTAGTCCTTGGGGCATTATTATTGGTGGCGAATGTCTGCATAATAACCATCATTTGGATCCTGCTAACCCTAAACTGAGTCGACGATGGTTTGAATTTGACATAGGATGGATGTATATAAAAATTTTCAGTTGGATGGGCCTACTGAAATTAAGAAACTCGCCTTAGGACCGAGTGGGCGGCTTCTGCCCGGGCCAAGGATTCGCTACCCAGACGCCCAAAACGAGCACCATTTCAGTAAATTAAACTAACTCAGACTAAATAAACACCTTAGGAGATGTGTTTATGTATTATGTCTACGCCCATTACAAAGCAGACGACCCCGACGGATTACCTTTCTATGTCGGCAAAGGTAAAAATCAAAGAGATCTGTCTCGGACTAGAAATCAGTTTTGGAAAAATATTGTTAACAAACATGGTTTTGTGTCAAAGCGTCTACACGAAAATTTAACAGAACAAGAAGCATGGAATATCGAAACCGCGTTAATTGAAGAATACGGAAAATTATCAGACGGCACTGGATGTCTATGTAATCTTTCCGATGGCGGGGAGGGGGCATCCGGAGTTATTCATAGTAAAGAAACAAAACAAAAATGGTCTAACGCAAAAAAAGGAAAAACCTGGGAAGAAATCTATGGTGTTGAACAAGCAAATAAAATGCGAGAACAACGGAAAAAAGTCAAACGTGCTCATTCAGATGAAACACGGCAAAAAATATCGGCTTCAAAAAAAGGCGAAAATAATCCTATGTTTGCAAAAACTTTTTCAAAAGAACATAGAGAAAAACTTTCTGAGTCCCGAACTGGTAAACCTAGTCCTACTAGAGGCATAAAACACAGCGAAGAAGCTAGACAAAACTATGCAAAAGCTGCTAAACTACGTGCTTCAAGAACAGACATTTACGAAAAAGTTTCTTCGAAGTTAACTGGTATTAAACGATCCGAAGAAACTAAAAAGAAAATGTCCGAAGCTGCAAAGGCTAGAGAAGCACTCAAAAAACTTAACAAAGGAAATATATGACTAAAACATTTAACGGCGATCAAAAAATTAAGTTGACGGCGATTGTCAATGAAGGTTGTCAAGTAATGCACGAAATTGATACCCTGCAAGGTGGGTTAAACGATACCATCAAGGCCGTAGCCGAAGAGCTGGAAGTCAAGCCGGCTATTCTCAAGAAAGCCATCAAACTGGCACACAAGGCCGAATTTGGCAAAGAAAAGCAAGATCACGAAACCCTAGAAACCATTCTGGAAACTGTGGGCAAAACACTGTAAGGATCAACATGGCATTAGTTCCAATGGTGCTGGAGCAAACCAGCAAAGGTGAGCGTAGCTACGATATCTACAGTCGACTTCTTCGCGATCGTGTGATCTTGCTGGAAGGCGAAGTGCATGATCAAATGGCCAATCTCATTGTGGCTCAGCTGCTGTTTCTTGAAAGCGAAGATCCCGAAAAAGATATCTACATGTATATCAACTCGCCCGGTGGATCAGTTACAGCAGGCATGGCTATTTACGATACCATGCAGTTTATCCGCCCCGATGTGCAGACCATTGTGATGGGTCAAGCTTGCTCCATGGGATCGCTGCTGGCACAGGCAGGTGCTGCGGGCAAACGCAAAATGCTGCCCAATGCTCGACACATGATTCACCAGCCCAGTGGTGGTGCTCGTGGCATGCAAAGTGACATTGAAATCAGTTACAAGGAAATCACTTACCTGAAAAAACGTCTGACTGAGATCTATGTTCAGCACAACAGTGCCAACAAGACCTTTGAAGATCTTGAACGTGATATGGATCGTGACAAATACATGAGCGCGGAAGAAGCATTAAATTACGGTCTAGTGGATCAGATCATAACTAAACGTGAAGTTTAACTTTGCCGGCTCGCCCACGACACGGGCATGTATCAAGGCCTTCCGGCCATAAACGGAGAACAATGAGTTACGTAGACGCATTATTTGATCGCGAGCACGATCGCATTCATGTTGTAGAACGCAAGAACGGCGTTCGCATATACCAAGAGTTCCCGGCGAACTATGTTTTCTACTACGACGATGCTCGTGGTAAATTTCAAAGCATCTATGGCACGCCCGTTTCAAGGTTTTCTACGCGGAATAACAAAGAGTTCCGCAAGGAAATCCGTATTCAAAGCGGCAAACAACTCTATGAATCAGACATCAACCCTATTTTCAGATGTCTGGAAGAAAACTTCAAAGGTGCCGATGCACCCCGACTACACACAGCATTTTTCGACATTGAGGTCGACTTTGATCCAGAAAAGGGTTACAGTCGACCCGAAGATCCGTTTAACAAGATTACTGCAATCTCTGTTTACTTAGACTGGTTAGGACAATTAGTTACACTGGCAATTCCACCTCGTCACATGAGCATGGAAACTGCACAAGAGATTGCGGCAGAGTTCGAAAACTGTTTGCTATTCGATCACGAAGAAGACATGCTGAAAATGTTCCTGGATCTAATCGAAGATGCTGACGCACTATCCGGTTGGAACTCAGAAGGTTTCGATATTCCATACACTGTTATGCGTATCACTCGTGTGTTGAGCAAGGACGACACACGCAGATTCTGCTTGTGGGGACAATTGCCCAAGCAACGCATGTTTGAACGTTTTGGTGCAGAGAACCTAACATTTGACCTTGTGGGTCGTGTGCATATGGACTATATGCAACTGTATCGCAAATACACATACGAAGAACGTCACAGTTACTCATTGGACGCCATTGGCGAATATGAACTAGACGAACGCAAGACCCAGTTTGAAGGCACACTGGATCAACTTTACAATCAGAACTTCAAGACATTCCTTGACTATAACCGTCAAGATACTTTGTTGTTGGCCAAGCTAGACAAAAAACTAAAGTTTTTAGACTTGGCCAATACACTGGCACATGAAAACACAGTGTTGCTACAGACCACCATGGGTGCTGTGGCTGTGACTGAGCAGGCTATTATCAACGAAGCCCACGAACGTGGCATGGTAGTTCCCAACCGTAAAGAAAGACTCACAGATGAAGACACGCAAGCCGCAGGTGCCTATGTTGCTTATCCCAAAAAAGGCATCCACGAATACATCGGCTCCATCGACATTAACTCGCTCTACCCCTCAGCGATCCGTGCTCTTAACATGGGCCCCGAAACAATCGTTGGGCAACTCCGATTAACAATGACCGACAGGCTCATCAAAGATCGAATGGAAAATCAAAAGATGAGCTTTGCTGCTGCCTGGGAAGGTTTGTTTGCCACGTTGGAATATACCGCTGTAATGGAACAGCAACGTGGCACAGAAATTACCATCGACTGGCAAGGTGGGGAAGAAACTGTGCACAGTGCCGCCGAAGTGTGGCACATGATTTTCGATTCCAATCAACCTTGGGTGTTGAGTGCCAATGGAACAATCTTCACATATGAACGCGAAGGAATTATTCCTGGATTGCTGAAACGTTGGTATGCTGAACGCAAAGAGATGCAGGCCAAGCTCAAGCAATGTGAGACCAAAGAAGATGAAG